GAATGCCAGGCGCACTTGGTGGCAACTGATGCCGGTTACCTCAATGCTCAGGCCGACATCGGAAAGTAGGTAGCTGGCGTACAGCGGGATCCAGCAAGGTCGCTGGACGCCATCGGTATCGAAAACCACATAGATCTTCTTCGGATGAACCTCGCGAACAGTCATTGTCACGTTATCGCCGATCTTTACTGATTCGCCAGGACGACGGGTTAGGATTAGTGCCATGGTGGATCTCCTTGAAAATAATGGTTATTTGGTGTTCAGGCGGGTTACTTCGTCGAGGCACGCGGCGAGGCTTGGCGTCTTGGCTCATGGCTGCGCCTCCACTGCCTGTTGATCAGGAGCTACCGCAACGGCCTCACGGAACCGCGACGGGCTCCAGTCGCAAGACTCGTCGGCAGGGATATGGCCGAACATCAGGGTGCAGCGACGGCAATGCACGCAGTCGCCGCAGGTCTTGCCCTCGGGCAGGTTCATCTGGTCAGCGTTGTCCGCCGACCGTGGGTATGGCGCGCGCTCGCTCATGGCAGCACCACCGCTACCGGCGCGGTCTGCTCGGCGCAAACAGGGTGAAGGTGTGAAATTCCATCGCGCCCGATACAGAGGCGAGGCGCTGTAGCGCAGTCACCACCAGCATTTAGCCAGGCAGGTGAACACTCAACCCACGCCGCCGACTCGCCCCGGGCCTGTTCCAGCTCAGCAATGCGGGCCTCAAGATCCTTGATGCGGGCCAGGTGCCGATCATCCCGACGCTTGAGCCGTTCGATTTCCCGGTCGACCTGGATTGGAAGGTCCAGCGCCTTGGGATCGTAGGCCTTCCCATCAAGCGCACCATTGGCCCGCGCCTCGATCCAGCGTATCCGCCGCGACTGCGTGCGCGACTGGTGACAGGTCCGGGCGATGTGATCGAGGGCGTCACGCAACAGCTCGCCCTGGGGCTGGGCGGCGCGCTTGTTCCAGAACTCAACAGGCGCGCCAACGTTACACGGGTTGCATTCCGCGAAAGGCCAAGGCTGACCGTGGTGGTCGACATAATCCGCGGGGACGTACCGGGCATTCTTTCCGCAGAAAGGGCACGGCAGAAGCGGCACGCAGTCAATCGTCGAGTTGGTGGTCATGGCTTGTCACCTTCAGATGTAGTTTCAGGCCAGAATCTCGGCTTCCCGTCGGCCCTTAGGAAGGGTGCCGGTGGATCTTCGTTCATGCACGGTGGTGGCTTTCCATGGGATCCACACGTCGGACAGCAATTGAGCCCGCCCCAGCACGTCGATGAAGTGGCAGACCAGCCACTCAAGCATTGGTTCTTGCTGCCGTCGTATTGCGAGCAAGGAATGCGCTCACTCATAAATCACCTCATCAAATCAGTTGTGCCAGTGCCAGCAGGCACCAGCGGTTGGCGGGGAGTTGGGCTTTCATTCCGGCGCGCCATTCCCGGCGCCGAGATATCCGCATCCGAGATCGTCACAAGTCTCAACTGTTGAGCACCCGCAGCGTTCGCACTTGGCGCGCTCTGCTGGCTTGAGTGCGGCCTCAATACGCCGAGAAATAGTTATCGATAGCTCACGCTGGTTTAAAGCATCGCGCAACAACTCCTCCAGCAGTTCCATGCGCTGCCCAGCCTCAAGCGACGTGACGCTGAGCATGTCCTCGGCCTCTGTGAGCGAAGCCAACAACAGGGCATTGCGTTCCGATTCCCATTTGAGACCAGATTCCAGGCGATCCGCCCGCTCATCCGCTGCGGTAAGGCGCTGTTGAAGCTGCTCCGCCTCGTAGCACTTTGCACCACAGCGACCACGCCACAGCTCAGCATCACTCAGCGCCGCGTCGCGCTCGGCGGTTACGCGGTCGAGATGCGCCGCCTCAACCATGTCCACCTTCTTGTTCGGCCCGTGCATGAACACGGAAATACGCTTCACTTCACTCATGACCCACCTCCACAGCTTTGGCGCGGGACTGGGCGCAGGCTTTCCATCCATGCCATGCGGAATGGTGATAGGGCTGGCGATAAATTCCGTCTTCTTCGATGTGGAGATCAGGCTCGCCGTTTCCGCTCTCTTCTGATTCCTTGGTGATCAGAGCCTCAAACAGCGCCCGCTCCTTCGCCTCGTCGTAGATGGGTTGCGGCGGGGTTGAAAATTGACCAAGGTAGTCTTTCAGGTCTGATGCAGAGTCACAGGTATTTGTAGGCTCTTCATGACCACATTGATCGCACACGCTGACCTGGGTTTGAAACGCTTCATGCAGGTACTCAAGCATGCCGCGGTCGTTATCTGCTGCAAGCAAAACCTTTGTAATATTCACAATTTATCTCCCGACCGCCCATCTTCAAAAATCCTGCCAGCCGCAATCGGCGTGAAGGTCATCTGAAAATCCAGGCAGCTATTGTCTTCGAAGTGGAAACGTAGGATGTCTTTCTGCGGATGGCCTTTGTAGCCCTGCTGAGAGCGAGCCTTGGCTAACGGGTCGTCAGATTCAAGGCAGCGCTGTGCGATTGACTGGGGCATTTCGGATACTCCTTGTGTGTTGGTGTTTCGCAATAGTAGGCATGGATAATCAGTATGTCAACTATTGTTTGGTGTGACGAGATGACCAGAAGTACATTGCCAAAATCGGTATCAAAACCGGCCATGCCGCAGAAAGTAAGACGATCAGCACCCAGTCTGAAATCGGCAACCTTTCGTCTCGCTCAAGTGCGGTGCGCACATAGCCGCCAAGAACGAAGGAGCAAATCATTAGGTAGGCGGTGATCATGGCTTCACCTTCAGGCCAGCGGACTCCAGTTGCTCCCGGGTATATAAGTTGGTCTTCTGGCACATGTGGTCATCTATCTTTTCCGCGTATTCGACATCCCAAACCGAGCGTCCTCCGCCGCATGCAGCGTAGTCGCCTACCACGGCATATGGTTCAGGCAACTCCACCTCAATGGCTGCGCGGGAGGCTTGCCAGGCATCCCACTTTGATTGCACTTCGGTAAAGTAATAAACCTGATCGGCATTCACGCATCGGAATAGCCGAGCCTGCCCACCACAAAATTTACCCAAGTACCAAGCCTCAAACTCTTCCCACATTTTCTCAGTGCTCATTTTTGTTGCTCCTGTCTGTAATTCAATGGGTTGCGCCCAAACAAGGCCTCGCGCAACAGTTTTTCGTCGGCACCAACATCGGCCTCGGTGCGCTCATTCATCCGGTATTCCTTGCCGATCTCAACGTCGAGATATGCAGCCGCCAGCACTCGCGCCAACGCATCCTCAACAAGCGAAGCTCTAGATTGCATAATAATTAATCCCCTTTCTGAATGACGAAATCACGCAAAGCCGGATTGATCATCACCTGCCATTGCTTCTTGTCCTTGCCGGTCTCCTTGATGTGGCAAAAATTCATCTCTTCGCAGCGGGCCAGAAGCGTGATCAGGAAGTCAATCTTCTTGCCTTCGATGCTTGCGTACCAGGCATCCTTCATTACCGCCATGCGCAGCTTGTCGATGTTGAAGTTCTTGATGCCCTTCAGCGCATAGTTTTTCATGTGGCCGATGATCTCGATCACCAGCTTGGATGCCGACATGGTTGAAGCCGACTCGATCAGCACCTTGTAGCTGTCCAGCAGATCCATGCACACCAGCATCGCCTTGGTCAGGTTGCTTTCCTGGATCTCAAACGATGGGCGGCTACCGTTGGCAGGATTCCACTGCTCGGCGATGTGAAAGTTCGCGGCCAGCTTGACGATGTGCTGCTCGATCTTCGACGCGAAACCACGGATCTGGCTGTCGCCATATTTGGCGCCTGGTCGGCACTGAGGCTCGACCATGTTTTTCAGGTCTACGATCATGTCGCGGCACTGCTCGGAGAACGACAGGTTGAGCGGATAGGTGCCTGCCACCACGTTTGTGCAGAGCGCCTGATACTCGGCCTTTAGGTCGACATCGAACTGGCTGCGTTCGCGGGTATAGGTGCGGAACCCAATACGGTTAGGCTCCTTGATCACTAGGCAGCGTTCGCTAACCCCTCGCCCTGCCGCGCCAGCCTTAATAAGAGTGTCGACACCAGCGTTCTGAGCAATCACCGCAAAGGCACCGCGAACAGCAGTATCAATGCCCTCTCGACTGATCCGCGCCGTGCCCATCATGTCTCCACCGAACGCAGCGATGAACACACCGTTATCGGGCGCTGACTTGCCGTCGCCATACGAAAGCCCGAGGTAGGTATCGATGGCCTCCTGCTCGTCGGAACACATATTGAATACGCCACCCTGCTTGGCTGCCACTTCTTCGGCTGCCTGGGGCGTGGAGTTCTTCTTGGCCTTGCCGACCATTGGGTTGCAAAGTTTGTCGTCAATCAGCTTCTCCATGGCTGCCGAGTAGCTGCGCAACAGGCTGGTATCGGTCTTGGCCTTCTCTGCCTGCTTGCTGATCTGTTCAAGCTCGCCATCAATGTTCTTGTGCAGCATGGCAAGCGTGCGATTGCGCTTAACCAGGGCGTGGCTGATCGGATCAAGGAAATAGCTGTTGGCAGATGATTTGCCGGAACCAGATGGCTGGGCTCCAAGCGTGTACATGCCTACCGGGATGTATTTATGGTTGTACTCGACCTGAAAGTTGATGACGGTCGCCGACGAGAACACGCCAAGGCAATGCAGGTAGGCCGTGTTTTCAGGAAACTGAATCACCCTGGCAGCCTCCTTGGCCATCCGCGCCAGGATGGACGGATTGCCATCTGATTCGTCAAGCGAAAGAATCTTAGATATTGAATAGCTGCCCTCAATGCCGTTGCCAGGCAATGACGGTTCACGCCAAGGAAACTTGTCCGCCTCTTCAGCAATGGAGCGCTCGACGATCTCGGCAATCATCGACCTTGTTTCGATTTCTTCTTCGCTTACAGCAGGTGTTGACTGGTACTTTTGATCGAAATACTCCTGAATGATGCTGGGGTCAAAGTCCTGTTCGTCTTCTACGGCATCCCGATAAATCGGCTCATTCATTGTTATTTACTCAGCAGTCTGGAGAAAGCAAGTTCCATGCGGACGTAATCAGTATCCGACATCGGAATATCATTTATTAGGCAGCCGACGGCGCAAAGAACAATCATACGCTCAAACTTCAGGTCAACTCGTTTTGGTCTGGTTGAAGCTTTCGGCTGCTCGGTTAGAACGTCTGGAGTTTTCATTCTGTTCGCCAGATCCAAAGATGCTTTCCTACAGTTCTACGCTTGTACTTATAGCCAAGCTTCTTTGCGTAGTACTTGTAAGAGCAGGTCGCGTTGTCGTGCTCCCTTGCGTCTGCCACCGAATAGCAGTCACCAATAGCCATCGTTCCGAACGGCCATCGCGGCATTCCGGGTTCCGATTTGCCAAGGTCAATCTCGGTCGGATTAAGGTAAAGCATGTCAGTCATCGGCATATTATTCTCTCGATTCCATGGAGGGGTACGAGCATCCTAGCCATGGTAGGCGATGAGCGCAATCTGTTTTTCACCTTATGTGGACACTTTTGATTCAGGGGGCACACGTGGAGGGGCTGGGTAAAAATAGGACAATCACCTTGTGTTCCCACTCGCCCACACTTATGCACATTTCCACACTGCGCAAAATAGTGTGGAAAACCACCCAATAGTGTGGATTAGGGTGAAAATAGTGTCCATGAAAATGATTCTCATTAGCGCATAAATATATAATAAAAACAGGCACTTACTACTACTCTCTCTATTCTTCTGTATCTCAGTGTGCAAATGTGCATGGTATCGACTTTTTTGGTTTGTATTGCACTGTATTGGTGCATGGGTATGGAAATTGTCTTTTAGAGGGTGGGTGGTTTCCATTTGTGTGGAGGTGGTCAGATGCCACCCTCGCCACACTTTTCAAAAATCGAGGATAAAAACGTCTGGAGGCCACGAATTACGTGGCTTACGTCAGTGTGCAAAAAAAGCACCTTTTCACCACACTGGCAAAAAACACGCCACACTCGCCACACTTTCCAGGATTTGGGTGGATTTTATCGGTTGAGAGATAGGTGTTGACATGAATTTGGCGATGGGCGATTATGGGTTCGTGGTGAATGAGCAGGTCGATGCTATAGCCTCCAAGATTGCACTACGGGTAAGTCAAAGCACTTGGGTGACAACCAAAGCCTGAGATCGACACAGGCCACCACAACTTTAAACGCTCTTTAAATCTGAAGTTGTTATTCGCATGCCAAGTCAAGTGATTGATATCTTGATGGTCTGATGAGATATATCTGGTTGCTCTGAGAAATATCGTTAGGCGCTTACTCTGATCAAGCTAGTGTAAAATCTATCGGGATAGACCAGTTCGACTCTGGTGGCTTGGCAGCCGAATAACAATTACACCGAATATGACTCTAATGTAACGGCAGCATGCGGGATTCCAAATCCTTGCAGTGTGGGTTCGAATCCTACGGGTCATGCCAAACACCGATTGCAAGTCGGTCCAACCTGTAAAGTTTGCCCGGAGTCCTCCTAGCTCCTGCGGTAAGGGCGCAATACAGGAAACTTGCTAGCCAAGGGCACCCCCACCTGTTGTGCTGGTAGTCGCGCCAGTGGCGAAAGAGCGATAGATTTGAGATGCGTGATGTAGTGCGCCCGCCCGCAGATGCGGAACCTATAATCAAATAATCAAATGAGGCGCTAAAATGACTATAGAAACAATAAGCCTGAGCGGGATATTGAATATTTCCGTTCGTGAATCATCGGCAAAGATTTGTTTTGTCGGTGAAGGTGGGTTGCCAAAGCAGATTATTGTAGATTTGTCTTCAGGTGACAGCGGAATTATTTCCGCCCTGAAAGAGGCGAGAGATCACAGAAAAGAAAGCGGCCTTGATGTGACTTCCTTTCCTGATGGAGTGTTTTAGTTTTTGATAATTGCCCGCAGATGCGGAAATCGTCTTTATCGCCTGATATGTTGTTTGTCGGTGGCTATGTCTTCGGAGGTATGACCGGGCTAGCGACACATCAGGGATGCAGATGTAAGAGCAGGCTGATGCTCATGCCCGTCGTGCGAGGCCAAATCGTTGAGGGTCTTCCTCTAAAATAGGTCAACTCGGATTCAGCAACCGAATCTGCATCAAACTGGCAAGCATAGCTCGACGAGGGAAGGCGTCTGCTGGACGACGCTGGAGAGGCGATACGCGGATCATCACCGCCCTTATGACTCGATGCTCAACCTCTCAGCCAGGCAATACGTGGGGAGTGCATACCGAAGTTCCACGCTAAGCTACAGGGTATGTCAGACGGCAGGGACGAGACCGCAAGCCCGCAACCTCACGGAAGCGGGCTTTTTCTCGTCTGCAATTCGATAATCCAGCTTGACATAGTGGTTATGTGTTGCGATTATTGGTTGGCGCAATGGAGCGCGATGACAGGAGATAGCTGCAATGGAAATCCCAGAAGAGAACAAGGTTGAAATTTCAGTGCGATTTTCGATGGGCGAAGATCAGTGCAATGCACTGCTGCGTTTCAATGCAACCTGCGAAGACGGCCAGGAATACGATGTGCGCCGCAGCATGATGAAGTCGCTGACCTATGTCGGCATGGTTCGCTGGTGTGGTGGCTCTCGTTTCGAAATCACCGACGCCGGCATCGCAGCAGTTGAAGATCTTCAGGAGCGTGCGAAATGAGCAAGCATACGCCTGGCCCGAGCAAAAGGAGAATCTCAATGACTTCCGCTCAAATCAGCTCGGCAGCCAGGCTAATCCTTAATCTCAGCTATTACGATTGCCCACGACGCGTTCCTGGCGGCGACCTAAAATACAAAACCCAATCGCTGATCTACGCTGATCGTTTTTTTGATCTTGCATCTGGCAATCGGAAGGAAAAAGGAGAATCCCAATGAAGCTGGTTGATATTTTGGCGCGGGAGTTGAAGATTTGGCCTGAGGGCGTTGATGCCATCGAGCAATCAGATGTTGACTCAACATTATTCGAATATGGTCGCGGTATTGTCGGCAGCGTAAAAGCTCACGCTGAAGACAGCCGTACTGCGCATGTCACCCGCGCCCAATGGCAAGCCGCAGTCGATACGCTGTTGGTGTGGAATGGCGAAGGTCTACCGCCTGTTGGTACTGTTTGCGAGTACCAATGCGGCTATATCGAACAGCCTCACCAGCATGCTGAATGCAAGGTTATTGCACACTTCGTTGGTGAGTCAGGCTCGACGCTGGCGGCGTTCACTTACACAGCTCATGATGGAGTGATCCAGCTAGGCCGTGGTGCCCAAAATATGTTCCGCACCATCCGCACTGCTGAGCAGATCGCGGCGGATGAGCGCACAAACAATGCCATTGCAATGTGTCAAGCGACTCAGGGTGCTCGCGATTGGATGGAGGCATTCAGGATGCTACACGACGCTGGCTACCGCAAATTCGAAATAGTGGATAATTGATATGAGCGAGCGCGAGAAGGATCTGATCATGTGGCAGCATGACCGTATAGATGCGATTCGTGATGCCGATTATTGGCCTGGGTTTTACTTCCTGCCGCATGGCCTTGATACTCCAAAGCAGTCTTTGGCTACTCGCGCTCGCGGGATCATATTTTATGATCGAGCGCTTCGCCGATCACTCTACCCATTCCAGGAGAAGGCATAAAATGAAAACGGCCATCACCCTAGCCACATCCATCCTGATGGCCGCCCTAACCGCGCCAGCCATCGCAGAATCAAAGATCCCCCACGATCTTAACCAAGACCCTGAAAAGTTCTGCTTCGTCGCTGGCGTGATCTCAGCGGGCATCATGGACAGGACAGATGCTGGATACCCCAGGGAATACATGTATTCTTGGGTTAACAAACTTGAGCAGCCCCAGTTGCGGGCGTTCTTGAATGAAACCGTTACACTGGCCGACCAATTCGCCAAGCACTCAAGCGAGCCGGTTGATAAGATCCAATTTGCAACTTGGAATTGCCAGCGGTGTATGGCGATCATGGCGCCAAGCCAAAGCGATTACGTTTGCACAAGAACTGAATGAATAGGTAATTAATATGTCTCCCGAGCAGCAAGAGTTGTTCGATCAGCTCACACAGTTGCAACAGCGGACTGCTACAGGCGTCCTGGCTGGCATGACTCAGCGGGCCGCGTATTACGCTGCTGGCGGCAAGGCCGACACCGATGAATCCGCAGATTCTAGTTGCTCTCAGATCTTGAGTAACATAAAGGTGAAAGCGTTCATGGACTCAATGAAACGTCAAGCTATTTCTGACGCTATTATGAGCCGTGATGAAGCTATGTCGATTCTCACTCAGTTGGCGCGCGGCAACCTGGTTGACATCGTTAAGTTCAAGACGGCAAACATCGGCAAGGATATGGAGACGGGTGAAGACCTCAACCAAACCGCTTGGACCATCGACGAGTCACTGCAAGAAACCGACCCCGAGAAATTAATCATTATCTCTGAACTGGAAGTCGGCAAGAATGGCCCGAAGATCAAGCAACACTCCAAGGCTGCGGCAATTGCGCTGCTGGCTAAGATGCAGGGCTGGGAATCCGCGCAGAAGGTTGACCACCTGTCCAGCGACGGCAGCATGAGCGGGCCGACGCGGATTGAGATTGTGGCGCCGTCAATGAGCACCAAGCCCGATGAGTGAGGATAAAATGATCCATCATCTAATTTGGGTTTGGTTCCAGTACGGAGGCGGCCGGAGGTCAGGCGGGCGCGTTTATCTTCCTCATTGCTGCATGGGCGCTGGCGAACAGGCTGGCGAGATGCTGGAAAGCCTTGGGTTGGGTGTTGATGCTGGCTGGGAGATTGAGCTGACCGATAAAGGGGTTGAGCTGATGGAGAAGGAATTCTCTTGAGCACCCTACGCATCGAAATGCCCCCCAAGATGATCCCGAGCTTTGCACCGGATCGCGGATCCTTGCGTTACCGGTGCTGGCGTGGCGGTCGAGGCTCCGGCAAGTCATTCAACGTCGCCAAGATGGCTGGAGTTTGGGGGGCAATTGAAAAGCTCAGAATCGTCTGTGCCCGCGAGCTGCAAAACTCGATCAAAGAGTCATTTCACGCCGAGCTGAAGAACGCCATCGAGTCATGCAAGTGGCTGAAGACTCAGTACGACGTTGGCACCGACTTCCTGCGCCATAAGACCAATGGCACAGAATTCATCTTCAAGGGGCTGCGCCACAACATTGAGGCCGTCAAGTCGATGGCTCAGGTTGACCTGCTTATCGTCGAAGAGGCTGAGACTGTCCCGCATGCCAGTTGGGTCGACCTGCTGCCAACCATTCGGGCGCCTAGGTCAGAGGTCTGGCTCATCTGGAACCCGAAGCGCCCCAACAGCTGGGTAGCCGAGAACTTCGACAGCGGCACGCCGCCACGCTCCCTGGTGACCAGCGTCAACCACTCTGACAACCCGTGGTTCAGCAAAGAGCTTGAAGAACAGCGCCTTCACGACAAAGAGGTCATGCCGGTCAACCTGTACAACCACATCTGGGAAGGCGCCTATCTGCTGGACGATGACACATCGGTCATCAAGTCTGCCTGGGTCGAGTCAGCCATTGACGCCCACCTGCTTATCCCCGAGCTTGAGGATGGCCGCGCTGCTCTGGGCTTCGACGTTGCCGATGACGGCGCCGACCTTTGCGCTACCGTCCTGCGCAAGGGCTCCGTGGCTCGCTCTGCCGATGAGTGGCATGGCCGCGAAGATGAGCTGTTCAAGTCCTGCATACGCGCATATCACGATGCGCAAGGAGCTGGAGCGCACATCGTCTATGACAGTATCGGCGTTGGCGCTGGCTGCGGCTCAAACTTCAACGTGCTCAACAAGGATCACCCGAACAACCGCGTCACGCACGACGGCTTCAACGCTGGGGGCAAGGTATTGCGCCCCGAGGCTCTGTATGGTCACACCAAGATCAAGAACAAGGACTTCTTTGCCAATATCAAGGCGCAGATGTGGTGGGATGTTGCCGACCGCTTCCTGCTGACCCACATGGTCGTGGAGTCCATCAAGAACGGCACGGTTCCGCCCAAGTTCAAGATCGAAGAGTTGATCAGCATCGACAGCACCATCAAGCACCTGGCTAAGCTGAAGATGGAGCTGTGCACGCCGTTGCGTGACTTCGACAATAACGGTCGCGTCAAGGTAGAATCAAAAAAGGACATGAAGAAGCGCGAAGTTGCATCGCCAAACCTGGGCGACGGCTTTATCATGGCCTATGCCCCTATCCGTCGCGGATTGAACATAAATGCCGAGAACCTCAGACCATGATCGACCTACTTGGCCGTAAGCGCCGCCGCAAAGAAGCAGAGTTGCGTGAGCGTGAACTCATCCTGGCCGAGAAGCAGGCCGACATCGCGGATCGCAAGCTGAAGCAGCAGCAGAAGATCATCCGCATGATGCAGGAGGAAAACTCAAAGGATATGGGCAAGGGCGTGATGGTTCCGCTGGCTGCTCCTGTGCTGATGCCTGCTGTTGTGCCTGAGGGCGAAACCACAGCTATTGCCATGGATAGCTGTGGCTCGATCTACTCCTACGCATCCGAAGGCGTGCCGAACTTCTACGGGACGTTCATGGGCTACCCTGCCCTGGCCGCTCTTAGCCAGTCCAGCGACTACCGCGCCGTCGCAGAGACCACGGCCACTGAGATGACCCGCGAGTGGGGTCGCTTCAAGATTGATGAGCCCGATATCGAGCAAAGCGATGACATGACCGCTGCCGAGCTTGAGGCGTACAAAGAGAGCAAGTCCGCCGAAAGCGCAGCCAGGCAGATGAAGATCAACAAGATCAATGACGCCTTCGACGAGTACGGAATCCGCTCACTGGTGCGCAAGGCTATTGAGGTCGAGATGGGCATGGGTCGCGCCCAGATCTACATCAAGCTTGATGGCGGCCAGAAGGATGAAAACCCCTTCCTGCTGAATAATGTCGGGGTCAAGAGAGGTTCGCTCAAGGGGTTCCGCCTCATTGAACCAATGTGGTCGACACCAAGCGTGTACAACGCCGCCGATCCGACTGCCGAGGACTTCTACAAGCCAACGCAGTGGTTTGTCCTGGGTAAGTCTGTCCACTCTGATCGCCTGATGACGCTGATCATGCGCCCAGTGCCTGACATGCTGAAGCCAGCCTACAACTTCGGCGGCATCTCCATGTTCCAGCTCATGAAACCGTACGTTGAGCGCTACCAGCGCACTGCCGACAGCATCAGTTGGGTGGTACAGGCGTTCAGCTTGACCATCCTGCACACCGACATGAGCGGCATCCTGGCTGATGGCGAGAGTGATGCCAACCTGTGGATGCGCGCAGGCATGTTCAACCGCTATCGCGAAAACTCAGGGATGATGCTGGCGGATAAGGAAAGCGAAGAGATCAGCCAGATCAATACGCCTCTGTCCGGCCTGCATGAGCTGCTGAGCAAGAGCCAGGAGCAGATGGGCGGCCCGAGCCACACCCCAATGGTCAAGCTGTTGGGCGTAACTCAATCCGGCCTGGGCGGCGGCGCTGAGGGCGAGATCACCGTTTATCGTGACTACATCATGGCGCAGAACGAAGCCCATGTTCGCCCGATCATCAAGAAGATTGCCGACCTGGTCCAGCTGGATCTGTTCGGCGAAGTCGATCCGGCCATCGTCTGGGAGTTCAACCCGCTTGAGCAGTTGAACGAAAAAGAGCTGGCCGAGACGCAAGAGATCAAAATGCGCACTGCCAAGGATGGTGTTGATGGCAACATCATCTCCCCTCAGGAGGCGCGCAAGGCATTGTCCAAGGACGAGCAAAGCCCGTACAGCGGGATTGATGTTGACGATGTGCCGAGCGGTGAAATGGAAGGCGACGACACCTTCACCGAATAATCAATATGCAGGCAAGGAGGATCCAGCGTGACAGACATCGTTCCTGGCGACGTGGTTGCATTGAAATCTGGCGGTCGTGACATGGTAGTCATTGCACGCTCCGAATCCGGCGAGGAAGGCCCTCGCGTTGAAGTCATGTGGCAAGCCGAGCTTGAAAGTCGGCCCATGTCACGTATAGTTCCAGTTGTCGCGCTGGTGAAGCGCAATCCAATTGACAGGGGTGATGTGTGAGTGAGATTAAGGTTGGTGACGTTGTTGAGTTCAAAAGTTACAGCCCGCGCATGGTTGTGGTTAAAACTTTTAAGGATGATGACGGTGTCGACGGCGTAGTTGTAACTTGGTTTCGGGAGTCCGATGGTGAGATCCGCGAGGATAACGTTGCTGCATCGGCCCTGGTGAAGAGTGCCGATTACCGCCGCGCAGTTCTGCCCATCAAAGGCGATATCGCATGACACTAAAGACTCAAATAAAGTGGCTGTTTGGGTGGCGGCCAAAGACGATTCATGACGTTCATGAGCATCTTTCGTTGCCTTTTAACCGCAATCCGACCCGAAAGGACTGCGAGCGTTTTGGCGTCCCATTCCCAGCTATGCCAAGGACTGCGCCAAAGGCTCCGCCGCCGCCACCTGAATGGGCGCAATGCCGCCGTGACCATTAAACGCAAAAGAGCAGTTCTGCCCGACTTCAAGCCAAACGCTGGAGTCCGGGCGGAATATCGCGCAGAGCTAAACAGACTGTTGCGCAGCGCTCGCAATGAGGTTGTGGCAGCCGTGGCTGATTACTGGCAGACACCTCAGCCCGTCGCCATGGACGCCGCCCACGATCTGCTGGCTCGCATAATTGATAATCTCATCGGGCGCTGGATGACCAGCCTCGACACCCTCCCCCAGCGTATCGCCAAGAAGTTCGTCGGCCAGACCTCATCAAGCTTTGACCGCAACTTCAGCGCGGCGCTTCGCAAGTCCGGCTTTACTGTCGATCTCCAGCTAACCGACTTCACCCGCCAGGCAATGCGGGAGTCTGTCGGCATGAACGTCGGCCTGATCAAATCCATCCCTGGCGAGTACCTGGGCGACGTGCAAAAGTACGTATGGGAATCGGTAGAGGCTGGCTTCGATCTCAAAACATTGACCGATAACCTAGACCACGCCTATCATATCGGCAGAAACCGCTGCAAGTTGATTGCGCGAGATCAGGCGAACAAGGTGCATGCCGTCATGGAACAAGCTCGACGCAAAGAGCTTGGCATCAAGGAGGCTATCTGGCGCCACTCAACAGCAGCGAAAGAGCCGCGCAAATCTCACGTAGAGGCGAACGGCAAGAAGTTCGATATTGAGAAAGGGATGTATCTGGATGGCGAGTGGATTTTGCCAGGCCAGAAGATCAATTGCGGTTGCACCTCTAGGGCAGTTATTGAATGGTAACCAGAAACATCGCCTTTGATGAGTCGGTTCGCTCCATTGATGAGAGTGGGCATCTACGCGTCGCAAAAACAGTTATCAGCAAGGCTCAGGTTGATCCGTACTTCGGTCGCGAGATCCCCGGCTATGACCCCAAGACAAATATTCACAAGCTTGGCCTTGATCCTGGTCGCATCTATCAGATGTTGCGAGACCCTATCGAGCTGGAGAAGTCCGCAGATACCGCAAAGGGCAAACAGATCCTCTTCAAGCACATCTATGTAGACTCCAAAACTCCAGAAAAAGAACTCACCGTTGGCGCTATCGGCTCCGACGTGACGTATGAGGATGGCAAGCTTTATGCTGACCTGACATTCTGGGATGATGAGGCAATCTCGCTCATCGACTCGGAAAAGATGGAGCAGCTGTCATACTCCTACTACTTCGACCCTGTTATGACGCCAGGGGATTTTGAAGGCGTTGCATTCGATGGCGTCATGCGCAACATCCACGGCAACCACCTCGCACTGGTTGAGCGTGGTAGAATCGGTCGGGACGCAGTAATTAGCGACTCACTACCCCTTGAAATGAGGTTGAATATGAAACTCAAGAAAGGCGCTTTGGCGCTGATTACTGCCCGGTTGCGTGCGACTGCGCAAGACGGTGTTACGCCGGAACTCGAAAAAGCTCTGCGCGCCATTGTTGGCGATGAAGAGATGGATAAGGTTGCCGGTGAGCTGGGCGCTGATGAAGCCCCTGAAGATCTCACTGCCAGCGATGAAGATCCTAAGCCGCCAAAGACCGCTGACGACGAAGACGAAGGCAAGAAAGCCGACGCCTTGCGCAAGCGCTTGGAAGAAGACGACAAGGACGACAAGGACGCGAAGAAAGACGGCAAGCGCGCAACTGCCGCTGATGCCGACTCTATCGCAGCCGCTGTCGGTGCTCGCCTGGAAGGCAAGTATGCCGCCCGCGATGCCGTAGAACCCCTGGTTGGCCGCATCGCAATGGATGGCTTCACCGATGCAGCATCGATCTATGCCTACGCCCTCAAGCAAAAAGGCATCGCCTGCGACGGCATCAACGAAGCCGGTCTGAAGGCGTTGGTCTCCATGCAGCGTGACGCGAAGCCTGCTCACCGCGAAGCCGCTTATGACTCGGCCCCTTCCACTCTCACCAGCCGCTTCAAGCAGGCATAAGGAGTATTCCATGTCTTTCCAACGTGGTTTGAATCGTGATCTTCCACGCGGCGTGGCGGGCGACTTCGCTTCGACCAACCCGCGCAACTCCATCCTGGCCGGTGAAGCATCCCTGCGCACATTCGAAGCCATTAAGGTTGGCGGGTTTGCTTTTGCTGACCTCACGACCGGTCTCGTTTATGAGGACTACAACACCGGTCGCGTAATCGGCTTTGTTCATCGTAATAACCAAGCAGTCGTTCCGCTCGGCCAAGCTGCCAGTATGCTGATTCCGGCAGGCAAGGAAATTGCACTGTTCTCAAATGGGGACTTCTACGCCATCGCACCTGCGGCAGTTTTGCCAGGCGCGGCGGTTTACGCGCTGGAAGTGGATGGTAGCATTGCAGTAACTGCCGACAATGCACAGCCGACCAACTTCAAGTTCGCCGAGGCTGCCGCATCTGGCGCCCTGGTGAAAATCACTCGTTTCTCGATCTAAGGGGGCAAACATGAACCTGCACGATTTGCAGCAAAACGCGGGCATTGTGTTCGCCACCGGCTACGCGCCGAACGTACTGAGCGTGCAAGAGCGCTCTCGCATGGAGGGCGAGCTGCGTCGTGTAGCGATGGACGCCGCACCACTGCTCACCGCGCCCAACGCCGGTATCCTGTCGTTGTTCACTACCTACGTGGACCCTCGCGTGATCGAGACCCTGGTTGAGCCTATGAAGGCCGCCCAGATCTTCGGCGAGACCAAAAAAGGCAGCTGGACTGACGATTTCCTGCAATTCCCAATCGCTGAATCGACCGGTGAAACCTCGTCCTATGACGACTTCTCCGAAAACGGCATGGCGAACACCAACGTTAACTGGGAAACCCGCGACACGTACTACTACCAGACCATCATCGAGCTGGGCGAGCGTGAAGTTGAACGTGCCGGTGCTGCGAAGCTGGACTGGGTAGCGCGCAAGCAGATCTCCGCGGCTCTGACGCTGAACAAGTTCCAGAACAAGACCTACTTCTACGGCGTCGCCGGTCTGCGCAACTGGGGCATCCTGAATGACCCTTCGCTGCTGCCATCGGTAACTCTGCCGACGTGGGTTGGAGCTGACGGTCAAGTGGTCTACAACGGCATCGCTCAGCTGTATGGCGAGCTGGTAGGCCAAACCGCTGGCCTGATCGACCGCAGCACTCCAATGATCCTGCTGATGTCGCCACAGGCCGAAGCGGCGTTCACCCGTACCAACCAGTACAACGTGAACGTGAACGATCAGATCACCAAGAACTTCCCGAACCTGGAAATTCAAACCGCTCCGGAGATGTCGACCGATGCCGGTGAAGTGATCAAGCTGATCGTGAAGAACTACGAGGGCGTCGACACCGTTGAGCCGACTTTCACCGAGAAGATGCGCGTGCATCCGATGGTTCTCGGCCTGTCGAGCTGGCGTCAAAAGCGTTCTCAGGGTACTGTGGGCACCATCATCTACCGTCCGATCTTCGTCGCCAGCGCCCTGGTGCAGATCTAAACCGTTCGGCGGGGCTTCGGCCTCGCCCTACTCAAGGAGTTAGACATGTCCACTGTGACTATCGGCTGCAAACTGCCTAACGGCATCTTCATGCAACAAGGCGAGACCCGCGTCCGCATCAATGGCTGGAACAACAACACCATTCAGGGGCTGGCGCACGGCATCACCTACGATGTTCCTGCATCACTGTGGGAATACTGGAGCAAAGAACACGCAGAATCCAAGCTGCTGACCAATGGCCTGATCTTCGCCGAGGAAACCTCCAAGAAGGCCAAGGACAAAGCCAAGGATCTGAAGGATCAGAAGTCCGGTCATGAGCAATTGCCTCAGATCAAAGAAACCGACAAGGCTGGTATCCTCGGCAAGTCGGACGCCTGACCATGGATGACGTCGTAGTCTTCGATCAAGTTGAGTTTAGGGCTCTGTACCCGAAAATCACGGCTACCGATGCTCAGCTTGAAGACTACTTCGCCATGGCTGAGACATTCCTAGACAACACCAAGTGCAGCATCGTAAAGGACTTGAAAGCTCGCAAGCGCATGCTGTATTTGCTGGTTGCACACATTGCCACACTGACAGGGCAGGCTGAAGCCGGTAACAACGTCGTCGGGCGCATCTCCAGCGCGACTGAGGGCAGCGTTTCCATCGGTCTGGACTACGGCACCATGGGCAACAATGAGCGCTGGTATCTCCAGACTCCGTGGGGCGCCATGTACTGGCAGCTAACCAAGAAGTATCGGTCGGCTGTCTACCGCATGGGTATTGCGCCTATGCCTGTCCAGCGCACCTATGTGCGGCAGCAGTACGATTCCGCTGGCCGACTTGTCGGCGAGGGCTGAACATGAGCAAGCTGACTGACATGCTCGACAAATACCGCAAAAGCGGCTCGCTTGGCATGAAGGTCGGCATCCTGGCGGATAAGACTTATCCGGACGGCATGAAAGTCGCGCATGTAGGCTGGATCAACGATCAGGGGGCGCCGCACGCGCACATCCCGTCGCGGCCATTCTTTCGTGAGACCGTATTCAGGAATCAAGCCGTCATCCCTAAGATGGTGGCTGCCCTGCTCAAGAACAACGAGCCAGAGACGGTCCTGAGGCTGGTTGGTGAGCATATGGCTGGCGAATTCACGGATGCCGTGATGACCTGGAAAGATCCGCCGAACGCACAGAGCACCATCGACGCCAAAGGATACGATGCCCCTCTTCGCGCCAATGACAAGCTTCTGCGCAACTCCTTCAGCTACGAGATCGAGCAATGATCAACGTCCGCGCACTGGCGAACATGGCGACCCAGAACGTCAACCCCAACATGGTCGTCACCCTTGAGGTGAATACCGGGTTCACGGTGGATGACTACGGCCAGCAAATTCCGTCGCTTGAGTCTCAACAGATCACCGTTCAAACTCAATCGCTGTCGTCTCGCGAGAAGTACAACTTGGACCTGATCAATCGCCAGGGTGAATTCATTTCGATTTATGCCTACGGCTCGATTGACGGCATCCGCCGCTGGCTGCAAAAAGGCTCATCCAGGTTCATCTTCCCCGCTTATGGCGAGGCTGACCCGGCTGTCTGGATGGTCGACCAAGTGGCCGAGTCCTTTGCCACTTGGACGCGGGTTATCGCCTGGCGCGCAGATCCAATTCCAGCGCCGACCGGGGATTAAGCATGGCTACCCTTAACGTTACCCATCAAGAAATCTACAAGGACATCCGTGGCTTCCTGTTGGGCCTGTTCCCTGGTGCAGAAAAGCAGATCATTCAAGCGATCCAGAACAATGAATCGCTTCCGCATAACGCGGTTGTAATGAACATTCTGTTTTCAGATAACTTCGACACGGCCGTCGTGACAGATCTTCCGCCCACCGAAGCCGCAATTCAGAACTCGGTAGAGGTCCGCATGCAGTTAGACTTCTACGGTCAAAACGCCGAGTCACGCAGTCGCGTCGTAAACAATCTGTGGCGTACTAATTATGCATGCGACCGCCTCTCGGTCTGTCAGCCGCTCTACGTTCAGTCGTATAATCGTCACCCGTATGTGAACGACTCCAACCAGTATGAAGATCGCTGGATAATTGATGTCGGACTGCAATACAATCCACAGGTCACTGTTGCGCAGGATTTTGCTGATTCCGCGCTGATCACCATAAACCCCGTAACGGAGTAACCGCGCATGTCCATCCCGGCAAGCCGCATTGTCCTGATTAACCCGTCAGCCATTGGCACTGGCGGCAACCCGCTGGCGATGAACACGATGCTTATCGTTGACGGCCCTCAACGCACCATTGGTGTTCAGCAGAATGGCAGCGCCACAGAAGTTGGTGCTCGCTACGGTCTGACCTCGCCTGAGTACACTTTCGCCAGCCGCTACTTCCTGGGTTACGACGGCGGCTTCAAGCTTCCTGACACCCTGTATACCGTGCAGAACCCTGACGCCGCACTTCCGGCTATCCTGCGGGGTGCCAGCGTGCGCACCATGACCCTGGCTCAGCTCAAGCTGATCACAGGCGACCTGATCGTTACCGTTGACGGCGTGGTCAAGACGGTGCCTGTGAACTTCGCGACCGTCACTAGCTTTTCCGAAGCCGCCGCACTGCTTACCGACGTTACCACCTTCGTGGGCGACTACAATGAGCAGCTGCAAGCGTTTGAGATCAATACCATCTCTGCTGGCTCTACTCACACGATCAGCTTCGGTTCTGGTGCCGTCGGTCTGGCTCTAAAACTTGATCAGGCCTCTGGCGCTCAGGCTGAGAATGGCCGCAATGTGATGACCGCCACCGAGCTAATGACCTATGTGCTGAGCAAGACTCAGAACTTCGGCGTGCTGACGCATGCGGCCGCGCAGCTGCGAGCCGTGAAGGAAGCTTTCGCTGCCTGGACTACCCTGCAAAACAGCCGGTTTGCCTACGTTGCGCTGGACACAGATGGATCTGCCTTGGTCGCCAACAACGAAGCCAGCTTCGGCGCATGGCTTGATGAGACCGAGCAGAATGGCACCACCCCCTACTACGGCACCATTGAGCAGGTAGCGGCTGCCTGCGGCGGTATCGCAGCAATCGATTTCTCGCGCACCAATGGCCGTCGCAACATCATGTTCATGAAGCAGTCCGGCATCGCGGCCAGCATCACTGATGAGGCTGACTACACCGCCCTGCTGTCGAACGGCTACACGTTCTACGGCGCCTTTGCTACCGCCAACGACGAGTTCACTTTCAACGTGAACGGCAAGGTGTTCGGCCAGTTCAAGTGGCTGGACAACTACATCAACCAGATCTACCTGAACGCTCAGTTCCAATTGGCGCTGATGACCATGCTGACCAGCTACGGCTTCATCCCGTACAACGCCACTGGCGTGGCTATTCATCAGGCAGCAATCGCCGACCCGATCAAAGAAATGATCAACTTCGGCGGCATTGTCCCTCTGGTTGATCCGGGCGCGCTTAGCGACCAGCAAAAGTCGATCATCAACACTCAGGCTGGCATTGATGTGATTCCTAATCTGCTCTCCAAAGGCTGGGCGGCAGTTATTCGAATCCCATCTGCCCAGGTGCGCGGAAATCGTGGCTCTTTCCCTTTCACCTTCTGGTACACGGATGGCGGCTCTGTTCAGAGCGTCACCATGGCCTCTGTCAACGTTCAATAAGGGGAATACATCATGCCAATGGGTCAGAACCCTCGCACTATCACCGCAGCCAACAGCGTAGTCATGTTTAAGGCTGCCGGCTACTTCGATCAAGCCATTCAGTTGCAAGGCTTCCAGGTGGATAACGCCTTCGGTTTCGGTGACGCCACTGTCGGCGAAACCCGTATCGGCGTGGACGGCAAGCAGTCTGGCGGTTGGGTCTCCCACGAGGTTCCAGTCACCGTGTTTCTGGAAGCGAACAGCGCAAGTCGCCAGCAGATGGAGAACTTTCGTGGCTGGTGCAATGCAAACCAAGAAACTGCGCTGTGCACCCTGGACATCACCATCCCATCGATCGGCAAGCGCATCGAGGCCAGCGGCTTCATGGTCAGCCAAGGTGGCGGCCCTTCCGCGCAGAAGTTGATCAACGGCACTCAATACGTGTTCAACATGGTCATCAACAACGAGGACTCCATCGCATGAGTACGACTAAAGACGTAACCATCGAAGAAGGCTCTGATGCTGGCAAGACGTTCATCGTTAAAAAGATGGGCTTGCTTGCTGGCGACAGCTGGGCCAACCGTGTAGCGCTGGCGCTGTGCAAGTCCGGGGTTGATATCTCCGGGCTCACCACTCATGACGAAAGCGGGAACGTGGTGTTCCGTGGCATGCTGGATATGGTGGCCGTGGTCCCCGTCGCGCTCAAGGCCTTGGGTGGAGTTGAGGAAGATAAGGCGCTCAGCCTGCTGGCTGAGTTGATTCAGCGCGTCAAGATTCGTCTGCCGAACGGCTCCGAGCGCCCCGTCATCCTGGAGTCCGACATAACTAGTATCTCCACGCTCTGGAAGATCCGGATTGAATCGCTAAAGGTCAATCTCGATTTTTTAACGGCAGGCGTTACCCAGTAATCGAAAAAGACGGGTTGCACATGCCTCTGAATACAGAGGCTTTTGCAAGGTGCGTCAACCTAAGTCCGCAGGCTTGTTATATCCTTGAGCATGGACTCGCTCCATATGCGGACTTGGTCAGCCACCTGACGCTTGAGGATGCGCTCAATCTGATCGAGCATCATCAGGTTTCGCAGCACAACAAATCCCTGATGGAGGAATTGCGTAATGAACTCGGTAACAGTCGATGAACTGGTCATGCGCATTCAGATTGAACTGGACAAGTTCAACAGTGACGCAACAAAAGCCGAGGACATCGAAAAGCGGCTGCGCAAGGCCATCAAGGGCACCGAGGAAGGTTCAAAGGATGCAGGCAAGGCTGTCAGCGAGATGGCAGGCCAGGTTTCCGAGTCGAACAAAGAATTCGATAAGCAAATAAAAACTCTGGTTACGGTGGCGCGCCGACTAGCTGGATTTATCGGGGTGCTGGCAGGATCCAATGCGGTGCAGAAGTTCGCAACCGCTGTCTCCGATGCCAATGATCAGCTCGGATTCATGTCTCAGCGCCTCGGCCTGGCTGCGCGAAACGTAAAGGGGCTTGAGACTGCATTCTCTGCCCTCGGCGGGTCCGGCACATCAGCCAACAGCACGATCCGAAACCTCAATCAGGGCATCCAAGAGATGGTTCTGATGGGTAACGATTCGCTGATCCCCTTCTTTGGTGCGCTTGGCGTTGGCGTGGTAGACGCTACCGGCAACATCCGCCAGATGGATGATGTTCTGCTCGACATGGCTGATTCGCTTTCCAAAATGAATCCTCAGCAAGCCTATGCGCTGGCCTCGGCAATGGGGCTGGATGATGGCGTGGCAAATGCCCTGATCCAGGGCCGCGACGCCATGAAAGAAATGCTGGATATGCAGAAAAATGTCTACGTATCCACCCAGGCTGAAATTCGCGCAAGCCGTGAGCTTAGTCGTGCCCAGGCATTTTTAAGCGCTCAGTGGGAAGGCTTCAAGACAATGATAGCTAACGCCATCATCCCGTCCCTTCTCAAGATGACCAAGGTTGTCTCGGGATGGATGGACTACTTGAAGCGGAACGAGCGAACGGTGCGCAACTTCTTCGAAGGTGTGGCAATCGCTGTCGGCATAGTGCTTATTCCGGTCCTGATCAAGGCTGGCATTGCAATGCTGGCGCTGATATCCCCGGTGCTTGGCGTTGCCGCCGTAGTTACCGGGCTGGCCGCCGCGTTCGGCCTGCTCTATGACGACTACAAAACCTGGGCTGAGGGCGGTAAATCCCTGTTCAACTGGGAGCTGTTCGACAATTACATCAAGAAAACTGACATATCCGTCGACAGTCTTGCCAAGGGACTGGCTCAGTTGTTGACCGGGTATGATTCGCTCTCTGAAGCCCAGGAGGCATTCATGAAGTGGATGCGAGACAACGGCGTCATCGACGAAAACGGGCTTTCCGTCAAAGGTCTTGCAAACGCATTTAAGCAGCTTGGTAAAGATATTTACGATTCTATTCCAGCACTTCAAACGATGGTCAAGCTGATTGCTGCTGTTATGGATGGAAGGTGGAGCGATGCTATCGATCTGGCTAAAAGCATGCCCGCTCAAATAGCCAGCACCACCGTTGGCGCATATGGCGCAATGGTGGGTCACACTACTGGAGCGATCGACACAATGCTTGGTCATGAGGCCGGATCAAGCGGCACCGTTTCTGGAGCAATAAAATCTGGGACTAGCTGGCTTAAGAATCAGCTGGCCGCATGGGTTGGCGCGCCATCCTCGCAGACCTCAGTATCTGGATCTGGTCGCGGTTTCTCTACCGACAAAGCCAAATCAATTGAGCGCGTAGCCGCAGAGATCGGCATGGAGCCAAACGACCTGGCGCAAATCATCAGCTTTGAGACTGGCGGCACATTCGACACCAACGCGCGCAACCCGAAGTCATCGGCGACCGGCCTGATCCAGAAAATGAAAGACCCTGACGGCAACTATTACGGTAACACCCGTGACGAATTGGGCGCCATGAGCTTCGATGACCAGATGGAGAAAGTGGTTAAGCGCTACTTTCAGGAGCGTGGATTTTCCGATGGGCGTACACACAGTCTTGCCGATGCGTATGAAGCTGTGGCCGGGTCAGGCTACAAGAAGGGCTCTCAGGCTTATGAGCTGAACAAGGTATGGGATACCAATGGCGACGGTGTAATCGATAAGCATGAGGCATCCCAGTCTCCGCAGTTTCAGGCTCACTCCAGGGACTGGATGGGCGCATCTCGCGCCGCGGCGATGACCGGAACCCCAGGAATAAAAACTTCCAGCAATCAGGCGCAAGCACCCTCAACAAATGTTAGCATTCACAATCTAACAGTTCAAACGTCTGCGCAAACGCTGCCGGAAGCCACAAAAGATGGCGTAGCTGCTGGCGTGGCCAAGGGCGGTCACATGCTCATCCAGCTTGGGGGCGGAACACAATGATCCCTGGGATTCCAGATATACCCGACTTCAAAGGCCTCGTTACGTCGGGCACCGACGCACTTATAAGCTTTGGCGGCGCCACGCTGATCAGGAAGGTGTTTGGGAATCAGTGGGGGGTATTCAATCAATTCGGCATTCCGATTTTGCTATCTGACACCTTCCACTCACTGAAGTACCAGAACAACTCGCAGATATCGCAGGCACCCGTGGAGAAAGGGACGTTCGCCAGCTACAACAAGGTTCAGAACCCATACCAGGCAACCGTGACGATGGTGCGCGGCGGTGGCGACGTATCTAAGCGTGGGCTATTCCTTGCGCAGCTTGAGCTACTGTCTAATTCCACCCTCCTTTTTCACGTTGTAACCCCTGAGTATGTGCACATCAATGCGGCAATCACGGGCTACGACTACGCCAGAGATCCAAATGCTGGTGCCAGGATGATCGTAGCCAATATCCACCTTGAGGAGGTCAGAGAGGCCAAGGTAACTTATGAAACCAAGGAGCCGAAAAATCCCGAGGACTCCCCCAAGGTCGATGAGGGCGAGCAGCAGACCACAGAGGCGAGCCAGTCGATTTTGAGCAAGATTGTCGATGTATCCACGGGTGAAGGCGGCATAGTCCAGCAGGTTGAAACTCTTGGCCAAAAGGCCATGAGCATGTTCAATAAGTTCGTTGGCGGCGCGCCAAAAGTGGCCACTCCATGACCATAATGATTATTCCGCTCCAGGCAATCCCAAGTCAGTCAGTCTCTTACACCCTTAACGGCATTGCTTACACGGCAGATATCGAGTCGTTGAGAGGTAATCTGTACATCTCGGTATGGCAAGGTGGCGCATATGTGTTGCGCAACAGGGCTCTCCGGTCTTACGCTCCAGTAGGCTTCGGGCTACAGCTCGCCGACACAGCAGGGACTGATGACCCGGAGTACGCTGGGCTTGGCTCCAGATGGATTCTGTTGGGGCTGGAAGAATGAACAAGAAGATAATCCGGACCACGATCACTCTTGCCGGTGACACTTTTGCGGCTGGCAACCCATTAGTCACTGACGAGCTAAGGACTCTTTGCACGATAAATTTTGGCGGCGGATCGGTCGTGCCGAACGCAGAAATATCAATCTACGGCATGAATATGCCTGCGATGCTGAAGCTGACAAGGATTCGCTGGCGCGACATCAAAAGCATGCTCAACACAATAAAAATCGAAGCTGGCGATCAGGGCGAAAAACTCACAACCGTATTTGAAGGGAATATCACGTTCGCCTATATTGACATGAGCAACGCGCCGGACGTATCGCTAAAAGTTACCAGTTCATCAGCCGCCATTAGCATCTACCAACCAGCCTCCCCTATCACCTTCAGCGGGACCATTCCTGTCATTCAGGCCATACAGCAACTGTGCGATAACATGGGTATGGAGCTGGAAAATAACGGCGTTCCCGAATCGTTAACAATGACGGACACGACGATGGTCGACACCGAAATGAATAAGTTTCGGGCGCTATGCAAGCGATACAACATTGACTATTACATCGAGCAAAAGAAAATAAGTATTTGCCCTCAGGGCGCGCCAAGAAAGACGCGGATAGCGACTCTACGCCCAGGCTCAGGACTTCTTGGGTATCCAACCCCAACAATGCAGGGAATTGACGTGCGCTGCCTATTCAATCCAGGCATATCGTTTGGCGGCCTGGTTCGCGTAGATGGCTCGCTAATTGAAAGCTGCAATGGCGACTGGAGGGTATTCGGGGTTACACTTAGTCTTGAATCGGAGATGCCGGGAGGCAACTGGTTTATGGACCTCAAAGCAACCTATAACGAGCCAAACAATGCAGCCATCAGTCGCTAACCCAGCAACGCCAGAACAGTCAGTTGGTGGTCCAAGGGAGTGGGAGTTCATTCTTGAGCGCCTGATAGGCAGGGCTTACACCATATCACTGGTAAAGGTTAACGAGGTTTCGGCAGGATCTACCGGTCCGGTCGGCTTTCTTTCGGCCACCGATCTGATCCAGCAGGTGGATGGCAACAATGACGGCATACCCAACCAGCCAATGAAGGGAATGCCATATTTTCGCCTTCAGGGTGGCGCTAATGCCGTGATCATCGACCCAAAGCCCGGTGACATTGGCTTGGCCGCATTCGCTCGCCGAGATATCAGCGCATTAAAACAAAGTAAGGCAGAGGGTCCGCCACCGAGCTTGCGTGCCCACGATGTGTCTGACGGCCTGTATCTCGGCGGCCTGCTGAATGGTGCGCCAACCCAGTGGATCCAATTCCTTGACTCTGGCATCAACATCAAGGCAACAGCAGCGGTAACAATTGACGCCACGCTGCTCCAAGTGAACTGCCCGATCACCTCTACCGGCGACATCACCGATCACACCGGAAGCATGCAAGAGATGCGCAGCCAGTATAATGCGCACACGGGGCATACCGCTGGCGGCTCAACACCTAACGTGCCGATGACATGAGAACATTATTTTTGCTTCCTGAAAGCTGGGATCTCGCGCTAGATAGCTCGGGAAATATTGCCGTGGCTAGCGACATATACCAGCAGACGCAAGACGTTGCGAGTGCATGCCGAACATTTCTGCGCGATGTGTATTATGATCAGGATTTGGGAATACCTTATTTTGAAAACGTGTTAGGCCAGCACGGCTTCCCGCTTTCCTTGTACAAGTTGCATCTTGAGGATTCGGCAAAATCGGTCGACCCTTCGATAGTTTCAGCAAATGCCCAGCTAAAGCTGAATGGAAGAGAGGCGACTGGATCAATCCTGTTCGCCAATGATCAAAACCAGACCGGGCAGATCAACCTATGATTCCACCAATCCAGTTCACTGACGAAGGCCTAATCGTTCCTACGCGAGAAGAGATTACTGCTGGGTTGTGGGAGATCATGCGCACGGCGTTCGGATCGGATCTCAATTCTGACTCGCGTACGCCTCAGGGGCAGCTAGTCACCTCGCTGACAGCTATCATTCAGGACCGCGACAACGCGTCTGTTGAGCTGGGCAACAACTTTGACCCGCGATGCGCTATCGGTCAGTTCCAGGAAGCGCTTGCGGCCATCTACTTTTTGACCCGCAAGACCGCCACCCGCTCTATCGCCCAGCTTGAGTTCGTCGGGATTGCAGGTACGCCAATTCCTCAGGGATTCATCATGGTGGATGATGCGGGGATTGAGTGGGCTTGCGCCACTACCATGCCGCTGAGTGCCGCACTGGTTGAGTTCGCCTGCACTACGCCAGGACCAATTCAGGCGGCACCAAGAACCATCCGCACATTCAAGCAGACCATCGACGGCATTGATCGCGCGGAAAACCCTGATGCTGCCGCAGTTGGCTCCGCTGAGGAATCCAGGTCAAACTTAGAAACCCGGCGCTACAACTCTGTGGCGGCCAATAGCAAGAACATGAATAGCTCTGTGCGCGGAGCCGTGGATAACTTGGCTGGCGTGATCGACGTATACGTTGACGACAACTTCACCGACAACACCGTAACCAAGGGCGTTACAGCTTATCCCATGATCCGCAACAGCCTCCTGGTTTCAGTGGTGGGCGGCGCGGATCTTGACATTGCCGAGCAGGTTGTAATCAAGGGCGGCACGGGATGCTCTTTCGTCGGCAACACAACAATCGTCTGGGAGGATGTTTCGGTTAATACGGTTCCGCCGCCGCGATATGACGTGAAGATATTGCGCCCAGACCACATCACTGTTTCGTTGCGTCTTACCGTTGTTGATGCGGCCTCGATTTCCTATCTGAACACTGAGGCAGCAAAAGCCAGTATTGTCAGCGAATTCCGGGATGGTTCAAATCGCGCCAGAATTGGCGGTTTGGCGGTCGGGTCTAACTACATGACTGGCCTGGATAGCTCAATAATCCGTCCCGTTAAGCTTGAGCTTTCCACGGATGGGATAACCTGGAATGAGTACATGCGTTTCGGTGTGGATCAGTTCCCCACCACGTCAGAATTTAACGTGAGCATCGTAAGCATATGAATATCGAACAGACGATCATGAGCCAGTACGCCAACAGCCCAAGGCTGATGGGAATCTTGCGATCAGTCTGGGATGCCATAGATCCCGATCAATTCACGGAAGAATATTATCGGCTTGTAATGTCAATCCCTACCGCTAACGGCATGGGGCTGGACATTTGGGGTAGGATCGTAGGCATTGACAGAACTGTCACCTTTGTTAACCCGCTGGGCGAGTACTTCGGATTTGAAAGCGGTTTCTATCCATTCAACGAGCGGCCATTTAGCGCACCAGGCACGGGATCTGATACCTGGGAACTGACCAATGATGCTTATCGTGAGTTGATACTCATGAAGGCCCTGTCAAATATTGTTTATGCGACGGCTCCCAACATCAACGCACTAATGCGCGCCATGTTCGATA